ATGATGGCACTGATGGTGGTTATGGAGGTTCAGATAATACCACAGATTATGGTGGCACTGCTATGGGAGGTCGTATTGGTATGCAAGAAGGTGGCAACACAGCCGAAGCCGAAGCCGAAGCCGAAGTTGTACAACCTGCAGGGTTTATTCAACGTGATCCTAATGCTACTCCTCAACAAGAGATAGCAGATGATATACCCCTTGATGCTAAAAAAGGAGACTTTGTAATTAATGCACCTGCAGCTAAACAAGCAGGAAAACAAGATATAGAAAAAATGATATCCACTGCAATTACAAATTTACAAGAAAAAGGGGTTGACGTAAGGTTTGGAAATCCTAAAATGAATATGAAGGATAATGTCAATCTTTTAGTTTCCCGAAATGAAGTATACATCCCTAAGATTGTAGCAGAAGAGATAGGCTATGATCGTCTTGACAAGATGAACAACAGGGGTAAACGAGAAGTAGCTCGTAGGCAAGAACAAGCCGAACAACCACAACAAGGAATGAATGAAGGCGGCTTCATAAAAAAAAAAGACGGAGGTAGGCTAGACGAGTTTGGGGTAGAAATAAATGAGCAGATGAACCCTAAAACTAAAAAAGAAATAAAAAAACTTATATCCAGAAGTAATATAACTAGGGGTTCTATCGAAAACTTAATAAACAAAATACCAGAAAGAGACGCACTTGCTGTTATGATATTTGCTGAATCATATGCTTCTAAAGATTCTCCTGACGCTATGAGAGGTATAGGTGAAACAGCAATAAACAGAATGAAAGATAAAACATACTCTTTTAAAAGTCAAAATAAATTAAAAGATGTCCTAAAAGGCAGATCAACTAAAGGCGAAGGAAGCAAAATGTTTTCTTACGAAGGACTTGAGCCTAAGTATATAAAGCCAAGATTATCTGAAATGTTAAACTCTACTTATTGGCAAAAAGCAATAGATGCAGCAGATAATGCTTTAGAGACTGAACCTGATATGGAACAATACAAATTAAGAGACGATGTGTTCACTTATGCAAGAATAGGAAAAGCATCCGACAGATTAAAATCAAATAAAAGAAATGAGTATTTCTCTACTATAGGGGATCACGATTTCTACAGCAGAACACCCGAAAAGGGAGGAAGAATATCAAGTGAAACTATGGGAGAATCCCCAGACTTTTACAGATAATTCGTCAGCTACCCAGCAATATCTGGCCCTGACATCCGAAGCAGCTACCCACAGCCATGTGGCACTGCAACAAATGAGGTAATAACAATGGCGACAAGAATAAAAGGTGCGAGAGCAAACAAACCAAACGACTCCTTTGGAGTAGTTAATAATTCAAATCTTTACAAAAATAAATATCGTGAAGAAGTGGATAGAGAAGACGATGACGATGATGTACAAGCTCAAGACCCCACTCAAGAAGTGGCTACTCAAGAAGAGAGTACAAGTTTCGTAGAAACAAAACAAACTGACGAACACGATTACAAAAAACGTTATGATGATTTAAAAAAACATTATGACTCTAAACTTACTGAGTTTAAAGATGAACGTGAACAGTTGGCTAGTGAGTTAAAAGCAGTTAAATCTCGTGTGCAAGAATTACCACGAGGAGCAACTCCACCTAAAACATTGGAGGAGCTTGAAGAGTTTAAGGAACGTTATCCTGATGTTTTTGAAGTTGTAGAAACAGTAGCAGGTGTACAGACCGAAGCTAAGATTGCTAAACTACGAGAGGAAATCGAAGTTGTTAAAGAAAGGGAAAAGTCTCTTGAGAAAGAGAAAGCAGCCGAAGAATTAATTCGACTACACCCTGATTTTGGTGAGTTAAAATCCGATGAAAAATTTATCGAATGGCTCGATGATCAACCTGAACAAATTAGCAACGGTATTTATAAAAATAATATTGATGCTAAGTGGGCAGGCAAAGTCGTATCCCTTTATAAAGCAGAGATGGGCATATCTAATAAAAAACCTACTAAGTCTAACCAAAACGATGCGGCAGCTACGGTTACTAAGACTCAACCAAAAGAAGTTGCAACATCTAATCAAAAAGGAAAGATTTGGAAGATGTCTGACATCGCCAAGATGAAATCGTGGGAGTTTGAAAGTCTTGAAAAAGAAATCGATCTAGCACGAGCAGAAGGGCGAATAATCCAATAAACTAACCTCAAATAGAGGAAGGATACTAAAATGGCTTTTACTACAAGTTCAGGGTATGGAAATTTACCGTCAGGTAACTTCGCACCCGAAATTTTTAGCCAAAAAGTTCTTAAGTTCTTCCGTAGAGCTTCGGTGGCAGAAGATATTACTAATACCGACTATACTGGCGAAATTGAAAACTTTGGCGATACTGTTAACATAATGAAAGAACCAACACTCACTGTGTCTGCGTACCAGAGAGGTTCTGTTGTTAACCCACAAGATTTGGCTGATGATCAAATAACATTGACCGTTGACCAAGCCAATGCTTTTGCATTTAAAATTGACGACATCGAAGAAAGACATTCACATGTTAACTTTGAAGCGTTAGCAACTTCTTCAGGTGCATATGCACTAAAAAGAAAGTTTGATGCAAACGTTCTACAAAACCTGTCAGATGCCGCTGGAATTGCAGCTTCTGCAGTGTCAGGTACAACTTTAACAAATACTGCTGCGGCAGGTGACATAGGAACAGCTAATGCTCCTATCAACGTGGAGACAGACGACAACGGTATCAATATGATGCTTGCGATGGCTAGACTTCTTGACGATCAATCTGTTCCTGAAGAAAACAGATGGTTCGTAGCACCTCCGATATTTTATCAGAAAGCTTTTCAAGCTGGAAATAAAATAGCTGAAGTAAACATAACAGGCGACCAAACTTCTGCATTAAGAAATGGTTTAGCAACTGTTGGTACTTTAGCAGGCTTTAGATGTTATAAGACTACTGCCTTAAACAGCACTGGTGGAATTGACCAAGTAACATTAACAGATGCGTCAGCTACATTAGCTACAGATGCTTCTGAGAATATTGTTCTTGCAGGTCACATTTCTGCTATGGCTACAGCGTCTCACATCGCTAAGACTGAAGTGGTACGTTCAACTGAGTCCTTCTCTGACGTTGTTCGAGGATTGCATGTTTTTGGAAGAAAAGTCCTAAGACAAGAAGCAATTGTTCGTGGCGTTATAGATTTTGCATAGGGGGTATAACTAATGGCTACTGTTGATTTCACCATAACTGGTGGGGGAACTATAGGTCACCCTGCTCACGCAATCAGACCTTACATCGTTCAGTCCAAAATATTTGATGCTGCCGATACAAACCTTACAGCTAATGATGTCATCAAGGTGATTGATCTTCCTGACAACTCCATCGTTCTTGGTGGTTGTCTTGACGTTCTTGAAGCTGGTGGTTCTAGTGTGACTTTTGATGTTGGTTTAAGCACCGACATTGACGCTTTCTGTGATGGCGTTGATGGAAATGCTGATGCCATCTACAACTTTCACCCTACAGCTGCAGGTATCAATACTGTTATAGCCACTGATGCTATCCAAGTTAAAATCTTGGGTGCAGATTCTGCTGTAGTACGTTTCAGAGTTATTGCTTTGATTGCCGACATTGGCGATCCAACTGCAATGGTTCAAACTGCTGCTGTTCAGACAGGTGTCTAACAACTAAACTTGAGAGGGCAGGGCAACTTGCCCTCTTGACAATTACGGAGTAACAATGTCTAGCAAAGGTACAATGAAAGGTCACACCATAAGTGTCGGTCAGAAACGCCCAACCAAGTCGGGTGCAGGTATGACCAAGAAAGGTGTAGCTAAGTACAGAAGGGATAATCCCGGATCAAAGCTAAAGACAGCAGTTACAGGTAAAGTAAAGAAGGGTAGCACAGCTGCCAAACGTAGAAAGTCCTATTGTGCAAGAAGTGCAGGGCAAATGAAAAAGTTTCCTAAAGCGGCAAAGAATCCTAACAGTCGTTTGAGACAAGCTAGGAAGAGATGGAAATGTTAATAGAAATTAATTTTAGAATATTTAAAATACTAAACAAGATAAGCAACAGTTTTTATAGACGTTACGTAAGAATGTTACATAAATCTCAAGGGAGAGTTTGATGGAAAATATGGTGTTAGATGCTTGGAATGATTTATCCTACTTAGAGGGTGCGTTGTTTACTATGTGGTTATTTATTCTGTACTACGGTAAAGTATGGATTGATAGTAGGTTTACTAAAAAGGGATGCACATGTTCGCAGCGTTAATAGGTCCTATAGCTAATCTTGCAGGTTCTTGGATGAACAGCAAGGTAGAGAAAGTAAAAGCTGATGGTCAAGCTAAAGTAGCACAAGCCAGAGCTAAAGCAGTCGTTGCAGAGAAGGTAGCAACAGGTGAAGTCGCATGGGAGAAGTCTATGGCTGATGCCACAGACAATTCGTGGAAAGACGAGTTTGCTTTGGTTGTTTTACTTTTACCAGCAATACTAGTCTTCATCCCGTCATTTACAGAGTATGTAAGGACAGGCTTTGAGGTGCTTAACACTTTGCCAGATTGGTATCAATATCTTTTATTTATAGCTGTGAGTAGCTCTTTTGGAATTAAAGGGGTTGGTCAGGCAATGAAACTGATGGGGAAGAAATAATGAAGGGCGTAAAACATTATTTAAGGAACGGAACGTTGTACAAAGGTGCAACACACAAAGATGACAAAGGCAGAGTTATGTCTGGTGCTAAACACACTGCCAGTAGTAAGTTTCTATTTCACATGAAAGATTTGTCTAAATCAGCACAACTTAAAGCAAAGAAGGGTTAACAACAATGGCAATAGGAACACATAAGACTAAGTCTGGTAAAACAGCTAAGAAGGGTCTTTATTATAATATTAACCAGAAGAAGAAAGCTGGTGACAGTGCTTCTAAGAAGAAGTCAAGTATATCTCCTAAAGCATATGCCAATATGAAGGCAGGTTTTCCAAAGAAGAAAAAGAGTTAAACATGAAATATGACCGTGACGAACTAGTTAAGATGGTAGCTTTACACGAGGGGATTGTTCTCAACGTCTACCAAGATCATCTTGGCATAAATACAGTGGGGATTGGTCGTAATCTAGATGACAGAGGTATCACAGACGGTGAGCTTCTGTTTATGAACAAGACTATAGATGATGTCTACGATAATGGTCTTACAGAAGAAGAAGCCTACTATCTGTGTATGAATGACATAGCCATTGTAGAGAAAGAGTTACTAGACAGTAAGCCTGTCGTAAACCAACTTACCGATGTACGACAAATGGTACTTGTTGACATGGCATTTAATATGGGTGTTCCAAGATTAAAATTATTTAAGAATATGTGGATGGCGATAGAGAAAGTTAACTACCCTCTTGCTTGTGCTGAGATGTTGGATTCCAAATGGGCAAATCAGGTGGGTAAACGTGCAGTACGATTATCTGAAGCTATGAAGAATGGAGAGTGGATTTGACCGAAGAGAAAAAGAAGTGTGACACTTGTGAGTGTTACGAATGTGATACCGAAGAATGTAACTGTGACTGCCACAAGGAGGTAGAAGGAGTACCTGTGTGATTGAGTTTGTGTTAGTGTTTATGATGGGATTAAGAGTAGTAGACCAAACGCAAACCTTCCAAGATTTAGATAGATGCCTATACTTCGCAGAGAGATTACACAAACAACCTTCAATACCACAAAAGGAAGGACCTAACTTACAGATAACTGCATACTGCAAACCAATGAGGAAAAGATAATGGTAGTCGCTGAAATTTTAACGGGTATCGCATTAGTGCAGAAAAGCGTTGAGTTTATAAAATCAAATATTGGTACAGCAAACGACATTAAAGATATAGCTAAACAGATAGATGGCTTCTTTACTGGTGCTGATCAAATGAACAAAAAAGCTGGTAAAGGTTTGTCTATAGCAGAACAGTTTGGTTCAGTAGAAAATTCAGCCACAGATTTTATAGACCGTAAGTTACTTGAAGAAAAACGTGCAGAATTAAAAAATATGATCAATCTTAGATTTGGTCCTACTGCATGGGATGAGATCATAGCCGAGAGAGCTAACAAGATTAACGAAGTTAAAGAAGCACAAAGACTACAGAGGGTAGAAGCAAGACAGCACCAAAAAGAATTAATTGATACTCTACAGACTATAGGTATTATTTTTTGTATAATTGCAGTTTTTTTTATTGGTGTAGTTGTTACATTCAAAGCCTTTGCATACGAATACAAATCTAAAGACTACACAAGACAACAGAAAATACAACAAGGTAAGATAAAACAACCTCAATACACTCGATGCCTACGTAAGAAGATGGTTTCATATAAAGGTGGATTAGCTTGCATATATCAAGGTGCAGGCAGAACATTTGAGATCGAGTTTACTGACAAGAGCATAGGATGTCCTAGACAGTATCAATGTGTATACAATCCGGGAGGTTCTGAACCTAACATAGATGATGTAATGAAGAGTCTGAGAGACATAGCTAAATAAACTTCTTGCTATTTATACAATTTATGTGTATAATCAAACAACAGGGAGTTCACATGAAAAACTTAGCAGCACAAGCGTTAGCTTTCCAATATAAATTACAAATAGATAACGCATCAGGATTATTAAATAATAATAATGCACCGTTAAACAGTTTAGATGCAGCAATTACCGACATAGTGTTGGCAAATCAAAAGTTACAGTTACTTAACAAATTAGTAGCTGAAAGCAATCCTAAAGAGATTGATACCCCCGAAAGTAAGTAATACATGGCAAGCACATATCTTACGTTAGTTAATAATGTACTGAGAGATATGAACGAAGTGGAGTTAACAAGTTCTAACTTTACTAGTTCTAGAGGTGTACAAACTACCGTCAAAGACTACATCAACAGAGCTATATCTGATATACTTAACTCTGAACTAAACTGGCCCTTTACTAGAGCAGAGGGTGCAGTTGATGCAATTGCAGGTAAGCAACTATATAGTTTTGAATCTATAGCGTCTACTCTTAAGTACATAGACTACGACAATGTATTTCTAGAAGCAAAAGATTACATTGCAAATGGTGACTTTGAAATAGATGGCTCAGCTAGTATAACCAATTGGACTACAGTATCAGGTTCTCCTGCCGCAAGTTCTAAGTTTGGTAACACACTTTTACTTACTAGTGCAAAGGCAACACAAGAAGTAACTGATTTAATTGTAGGTAGGTCTTATACTATACTAACTCAGATAAGTGGTGCTACTCTTACTTTAGATGTGGGTACTAGTTCAGGTGGCACACAGACTAAATCATCCACCCTTACCATAGCAAGTGGCAACGAAGTCTTAATATCCCAAACAGTTTTTACAGCAACAGCAACAACTCACTATGTTACTTTTACAGAATCAGCAGGTTCTGCAGCTTATGTTAAGTTAGTGCAACTTATGGAAGACGTAACTGCTATACCTCTTAAGTACATATCTTACGAAGAGTACAACGAGAAGTACAGAGAACGAGATGCTAGACCTACTACAGATAAGTTTGCTGATCCAGAATACGTATACACAACATACAACAACGAATTAGGCTTGACTCCTATACCTGACACAAGCAATAGAACATTAAAGTTTGATTACTACGTAACAAACACTGATCTAACAGCTCACGGTGACACAGGCATAATCCCGACAAGGTTTGAACCAATAGTCAATGCTCGTGCAAAGTACTACACCTACATGTTTAGGTCAGATGTACAAACAGCACAATACGCCCTCAAAGAATACGAAGATGGTATTAAACGGATGAGGGTTGAACTGATAAACAGAAAGAATTACATGAGGGCAGTATAAGTGGCTGACTTAAGTGAAACCGCTGCATTTCCTTTTATCTGTGAAGGTGGCTTAGTTGCTAACCGTTCCACATTTATTATGCAACCCGGACAGGCTATACAGCTTGAAAACTTTGAGCCTGATATAGAAGGTGGCTATAGAAGAATAAGTGGCTACCGAAAACATATAGAACAGGTAGTACCCCACACTAGTTCAACTGACGAATCTGTCCTTATGGTCACTGCTTTTGCTAATAAAATTTTAGTGGCTAGAGGTGAAAAAATATTTAGTTCTGCTTCTACAAATTTAGGAAGAGGTCCTCTTAATGCAATAGCTCAAGGAACTGCAATGACAGGTTCAGGAACTATAACTGTAGATTCTACTGCAGGATTTAGTTCAAGTGGTACTCTACAAATTGACAATGAACAGTTTACCTACACAGGAATTACAGCTACCACATTTACAGGTGTAACAAGAGCGGCAAATAGCACAACTGCAGCAGCTCATTCTGCAACATCGGACACAGCACGAAACGTAGTATCAGAAAGTTGGACTGAAAGAGATACAGGTAGAACTAATGCAGGCAAGTATTCTTTTGAACGATTTAACTTTGATGGCAATGATAAGATAGTTGTTGTAGATGGTACAAATGCACCTACAGTTTTTAATACTTCTATTGCAGCCACAGACGTAAGTGAAAGTTCTGTAGCAGGTGCAAGTATAGCTGTTTCTTTTAGAGAACATATGTTTTATGCAGGCATGTCAAGCACTCCACAAGAAGTTGTATTTAGTCAACCATTTGATGAAGATGCTTTTAGTTCTGGCTCAGGTGCAGGTAGCTTTAAGGTTGATGATACAATTGTAGGACTTAAAGTTTTCCGTGATGGTTTATTTGTATTTTGTGAAAACAGAATATTTAAACTAACAGGAAACTCTAGTTCTGATTTTGCAGTGTCGTCTGTAACGAGAGACATTGGTTGCATTAATGGTAAGACTATTCAAGAATTTGCAGGTGATTTAATATTCTTAGGTCCTGATGGTTTGCGTACAGTTGCAGGTACAGCAAAAATTGGTGACGTTGAATTAGGTACTATAAGTTCTAACGTGCAGTCTGTATTCGAGGACAATATAACTGATGCGTCTGTGTTTGAGTCAATTGTTATACCTAACAAAACTCAGTACCGTTTATTTTTTAGTAAGCTAGGTGCATTAGAAAGTAGAACAGAAGGTTTGATATGTGTTTTAAAAGGGCAACAAAGTGGTCAAAAAGGTTACGAGTTTGCTAGATTAAAAGGAATTAAACCTGCTTGTACAGACACATTTATATCTACAGGTGATGTTCTTGTTTTACATGGGGGATTTGATGGGTACATATATAGGCAAGAAGAAGGATCAACATTTGACGGAGTTGCGATAAATGGAAAGTATCGTAGTCCTGATTTAACAATGAATGATCCGGGAATACGTAAGCATATGCAAAGGGTAATTGTAAACTATAAACCTGAGTCAGTTATTGATGCAGACCTTTTTGTTAGGTATGATTATGAAGCAGCCAATTCAGCACGACCATCAGCCTATCCTTTAGATTCAGAAGATATAGCAGGTATATATGGTGTATCAACTTACGGAACAGTTACATACGGAGGTCCTTCACAACCTTTAGTAAGACAATCAGTAGAAGGTTCAGGATTTGCAGTGGCATTAAGAGTAAACGATGGAGGTTCAACTGATCCTTATTCATTAAAAGGATTTCAATTGGAATATCAATTAGGAGCTAGACGTTAATGGGAGCAACGTATATAAGACAAGCGTCATATACTGACGGGGATGTAATACAAGCATCGGATACTAATAGTGAGTTTGATCAATTACTTGCGGCTTTTGCTGCTAGTTCAGGTCATACTCACGATGGCACTACTGCTGAAGGTGGCCCTATTACAAAAATGCTTGGTACATCTCTTACATTAGGTGATGGTACTGCAGGTACAGATATAACTGTAACATTTAATGGTGAATCAAGTGACGGTGTATTAAAATGGATGGAAGACGAAGACCATTTTAAATTTGAAGATGACATTGTTGTTGATAGCACAAAGAAATTATACTTCTTTGATGAGGGTGATGAATACATTCATGCTTCTGCAAATGGACAGTTAGATATAGTAGCAGGTACAGAAGTACAGATAGCAGCCACTACCATTGATATGAATGGTAATGCTGACATATCAGGTAACTTAGGCATAGGTGGTAACTTAACTGTTACAGGTACGACCACATTCAATGGTGGTACACTTACTCTTGGTGATGCTGATACAGATAATATTGTATTTGGTGGTGAAGTTGATTCTAATATTATTCCTGATGATGACGGTACTTATGATTTAGGTAGCTCTACAAAAGAGTGGAAAGATATATACATTGATGGTGTTGCATACTTAGATGCAATAAACTTTGATGGCACAGCAATCACTTCTACTGCAGCAGAAATAAACATAATTGATGGTGATGCAACTGTAGGCACAACAGCGATTGCAGATGGTGATGGTCTAATTATTAATGATGCAGGTACTATGAGAGTATCTACTGTTCAGACTTTAGCAGCTTACCTTGATGACGAAATAACTGCAATGCCTAACCTTGTAACTACAGCAGCTACAACAGTAGGTGCATTGAACAGTGGTTCTATTACAAGTGGCTTTGGCACTATTGATACAGGTTCATCTACAATAACAACCACAGGTTTAATTACAGGTGGTTCTTTAGATATAGATGATGTTGTTATAAATGGAACAACTATAGGGCATACAGATGATACAGACCTTATAACTGTAGCAAGTGGTATTGTAACTGTAGCAGGGGAAATATCTGTAACTACATTAGATATAGGTGGTACTAATGTAACATCTACAGCTACAGAGCTTAATTTACTTGATGGTGTATCAGGGTTAGTACAAGCTGACTTTACAAAACTAGCTGCAGTAGACGCAACAGCTACAGAACTAAATATTATGGACGGTGGTACTTCAGCATCATCAACTACACTTGCGGATGCAGATAGAGTTGTTGTTAATGATGCAGGAACAATGAAGCAAGTTGCATTAACTGACTTTGAAACTTATTTTGAATCTGCATTAGATACTCTATCAAACGTAACAACAGTAGGTGCGTTAAACTCTGGTAGTATTACAAGTGGTTTTGGTGCAATAGATAATGGCTCATCAGCCATAACAACTACAGGTACAGTTACATACGGTAATTTATCAGATGGTAGTATAACTATTACAGCGTTTGTTGATGAAGATAATATGGCATCTAACAGTGCTACTCTTGTACCTACACAACAATCTGTAAAAGCATATGTAGATTCACAAGTAACTGCACAGGATTTAGACTTTCAGGGTGATTCAGGTGGAGCATTAAACATTGATTTAGACAGCGAAACCTTAGACATTGCAGGTGGTACAGGTATTGATACTTCAGGTTCAGGTAACACACTTACAGTTGCTATTGATAGCACAGTTACTACACTTACAGGAACACAGACACTAACTAATAAGACTTTGACTACACCAACAATAACTACACCTGTAGTAAACACAGGATTGCAGTTAAAGAATGGTTCAACTTCAGCAGGATTTATAGAGTTCTTTGAAGATAGTGATAATGGTACAAATAAAGTGACAGTTATAGGACCTGCTTCTACAGCAGACGTTACGTTAACATTACCAAATGCAACAGGTACTATAGCTACAGGTGCAGATGCAACTGCTTTAGCTATTGCTCTTGGTTGATTTAAAATAAGGAAAAAGAAATGGCAAATACATTTAGATTAATAAACAATGCAGTGATGCCTAGTAGTGCAGGTACAGGTGATGCATTGTATACAGTAGGTTCAAGTAAAACTTCTGTTGTATTAGGATTAACATTATCTAATGTGCATACAGCACAAGTTACTACTACTGTTACAATTATAGATAGCAGTGCTTCTATTACATCAACCTTAATAAAAGATGCACCCATACCTGTAGGTGGCTCTTTAGAAATTATGGCAGGAAATAAAATAGTGCTAGAAACAACAGACGTAATAAAAGTAGATTGTTCAATAGCTGATAAAGTTAGTGCTACTATGAGTGTAATGGAGATTGATGTATAATGCCATATATAGGACAAAAACCTGCCGATATAATTGCAACTGCCGTTGACACAACTACAGGTACGTTTAGTGGTGTCGTAGATGCAGATGCAGGTATAACTGTAGACAACATAACCATTGATGGTACAGAGATTGATTTATCAAGTGGTGACTTAACTGTAGATGTTGCAGGAGATATTACTCTTGATGCAGGTGGTGGAAATATAATTTTACAAGAGGATGGAGTTTCTTTTGGTGAGTTGACTGACAATTCTGGTGGAGACTTTGATATTAAATGTCCAACAAATAATGCAGATATTCGTTTTAAAGGTGTTGATGGTGGTAGTACTGTAACTGCTCTTAGACTTGATATGTCAGAAGATGGTCATGCAACATTTAAAAATGGAGTAACCCTAACTGATGGCAACCTTGTAGTAGCAAGTGGTCATGGTATAGATTTTAGTGCTACTGGTGATGCTACTGGTATGACTAGTGAACTTTTAGATAACTATGAAGAAGGAACTTTTAGTGTAACTATAAGAGACGCATCAAGTGGTGGCAATACTGGTTCTGTATCACAAAACAATAAGTATACAAAAGTTGGAGATACTGTTTGGATGCACTTTAATCTTATTAATATCACTACTACTGGCATGACAGGTGGCAATACTCTTTTTATTACTGGACTACCATTTACACCTGCTAGTGGTTCTAATGGCTGTGGTTCAATCTTTTTAGATAGGTTTGATATTGACAACAATCGTTATCAAGTAAATCTTTTTCAAAACGCAGCACAAAGTTATGCAACAGTATTACAAAATGCAGATTTCGGTGCTAGTAGTGCTACTGGCTCTACAGCACCTGTTAGTCTTTTTGATAATGGAACTGCTGATTTATTTGGTACATACATGATTAAAGTTTAAGGAGAAAAAAATGGCAATAACAAAAACAGAAGAAATATCAAAAATTGAAGTCGTGCAAACTTGCATTATACAAGTGGCTATAGATGTGGTGATTAAAGAAGATGATGTAGAAATTAGTAGGTCAAGAAAACGTCACTCTATAATTCCTTGTGGGTATAGTAGACAAGCAGACAGCACTCCAAGTGATTGGGTATGGAGTGACACAGATATAAGTGGAGAGGATGCACAGGTACAAGCAATAGCAAATGTTATTTGGACTGATAGTGTTAAAACTGCATATAAAGCTAAGATGGAAGCACAGGGGTAATAATCAATGGCATACATAGGAGTATCTCCATCCAACGGAGTTAGACGAAAGCATACATACACTGCCACTGCAGCTCAAACAGACTTTACTGGTGCAGGTGCAGAAGGTATTACACTTGGCTATCTCGACAGTAACTACGTTGACGTATATCAAAATGGTGTAAAGCTAAGTGAAGCTGACTACACATCTACAAGTGGCACAGCTATTGTACTAGCTCAAGGTGCATCCGTAAGTGATATAATTGAGGTGGTAGTCTATGATGTATTTAGTGTGGCTGACACAGTAAGTAAATCAGCAGGTGGTACGTTTGATGCAGACGTAACCTTTGCAGATGGTGCAGATATAATCACAGCTTCAGCAGGAACATCTAACTTTAGAGCAGGTGTCAACGCAGGTAACTCTATTGCAAGTGGTGGTAATTATAATACTGTAATTGGAGATGAAGCAGGTACAGCTTTGACTACTGGTGATAGCAATGTGGCGATTGGATTTGAAGCATTAGCGACAGAAGATGCTAATGGATTAAACGTAGCAGTTGGATATCGTGCTTTAAAAACATTAAATGCTAGTGGAGCAGCATATAATACAGCAGTTGGTTACGATGCAGGTACAGCAATTACAACATCTCAATATAATACTATTGTTGGTGGATTAGCGGCAGATGCTCTTACTACAGGAAATGAAAATACTGCACTTGGTGTAGGTGCGTTAGGCACAGAAACAGCAGGAGATAGAAATGTGGCTGTTGGTAATGGTGCTTTAACTACACAAAATACTACTGGTGGTGGAGATATTTATAATACAGCAGTTGGATATTCAGCAGGAACAGCAGTAACAACAGGAGTTAACAACACCTTAATTGGTGGTCTTGCAGGTGATGCTCTGACTGATGCTGATGACAATATTGCTATTGGTACTGCTGCTTTAACATCAGATACTAAAGGAAGTAAAACTGTTGCTATAGGTAAGGGAGCTTTGCAAGTTCAAAACTTTACTAGTGCAACAGATAGTTATAACACAGCCGTTGGTGATAGTGCAGGACTAAGTGTAACTACAGGAGTTAGCAACACACTAATTGGAGCTTCAGCAGGTGATGCACTTACTGATGCAGACTTCAATGTGGCAGTAGGGCATCTAGCACTAAGTGCTGACACACTAGGAAGTAAGTCAGTTGCTATTGGTGAACAAGCATTAACAAACCAAAATTTTACAAGTGCCACAGATGCTTATAACGTAGCAATTGGTAGATTAGCAGGAGAAGCAAACCTTACTGGTGAGCAAAATGTTTTTATAGGTGGTTTAGCAGGTGATGCTTCAAATACCGACCACAACACATTTGTTGGATTTAATTCTGGTGGTGCAGTAACTTCTGGATTTAGAAATTCATTCTTTGGAAAAGATAGTGGTGATGCAATGACCACAGGGGATAAGAATATAATTATTGGTTCTTATGGTGGTAATGAAGGTGGCTTAGACATAAGAGCATCAGACCAAAACATTGTAATATCAGATGGTAATGGTAATCCACGAATGATTACTAATTCTAATGGATTTACAACACTAACTAATGACAGATCTCCTACAGCATCAAGACTAGGTGCGGCTAATGCTCACGTTATTCATTCTCATTCATCAGGTAACATAATGTGTTTTATAGAAAATACATCAGATGACCCTAGAGGAATGATGTTTGATTTTTCACAAGCTGCTCCTGATAATAATACAAACTTTTTTATGAAGTTTGAAGATAGTTCAGCAGAAAGAGCATATATTTATTCAGATGGTGATATGTATAACCATGATGGAACTTTTGCACAAATATCAGATACAAGAATAAAAGATAATATAACAGATGCCAATGCTCAATGGGATGATATTAAGGCAATGAGATTTGTGAATTATCAAAGAAAAGATGACATTAGACAATATGGTGCAGACAAAGCCAAAGTACAACTTGGTTTGATAGGTCAAGAACTTGAAGCAGTAAGTCCTAATCTTGTAAGAAGTGTAGACCCAAATAAAGGTGATATTATTGGTTCTTCTGAATTTGGAACTTTGTATGAAGATGGAGATGATATTCCAGAGGGCAAAGAAATAGGTGATGTCAAAGAAATAAAAGATAAAGTAAAAGGTGTTGCATACTCAATACTCTACATGAAAGCAGTTAAAGCATTACAAGAAGCTATGACAAGAATTGAAACATTAGAAGCTAAAGTAACAGCATTAGAAGGATAAACAATGGCTAGAACAGCAGAAGAAATAGCACAAGCACATAAGGCTTGTTTAGATGGAGCAGATACAATCAATGTTGTTATTGCTACCCACAACAAAGGCAGTGATGCAAGTGATGGTAGTGGAGATACTAAAGCAGACTTTGCACATGACATGACACATAATGAGAAGAAAGCAAGAGTTGCTCGTAGTGTTGGTTATCTGAAATATCAGAAGGCATTGACTGATTGGGATAAAGAGGACTTTACAGTTATTGATAAAGCCATCAAAGATGCAGATACATTTACAGGATAGGAAATAAACAATGACCAAAGCAGCAGAATTAGCAAAGATGGGTGAAGTCCTAACCAATAGTCAGATTGGTGGCAGACGTAATATGATCTACAATGGAAATTTTCAATGCTGGCAAAGAAGCACCTCAGAAACTGGGTTAGGTACTGCTAGTGGATATTTTACTGCTGATAGATGGAGGATTAATTTAGGTGGAACGTCAGCAGGTCGTTTTACTATGAATAGAACTGCAGGTGACCCAGATGGTTTTAATTATGGTTTAGTTATAAATTGCACAACGGCAGATACTTCTATTGCAGCAGATGAACAACTTCGTATAAATCAAAGATTTGAGGGACAAGATTTACAACATTTGAAAAAAGGTACGTCAAGTGCTGAACCTACAACAATATCTTTTTATGCAAAGATTGTAGGAAGTGCCACAGACTTTGTGGTCGAACTACAAGATAATGACAATACAAGAAGCATATCTAAAATATTTACTTTTACAACAGATTGGGTTCGTTATTATTGGACAATTCCCGGAGACACAACTGGAGCATTAGATCAAGATACAGCTATGTCTATGACACTAAACTTTTGGTTGCATGCAGGAAGCACTCATACAAGTGGCACATTAAACACAAATTGGAACTCAAGAACAAATGCTAATGTAGCAGCAGGGATTGATTCTATATTTGCTAGTACAAGCAATGAGTTTTATCTTGCAGGAGTGCAATGGGAATTAGGATCACAAGCTACAAACTTTGAGCATAGGTCATTTGGGGAAGAACTAGCTTTGTGTCAGAGGTATTATTTTCAAAAGATTAAAGGAAATGATGAACCAGTAGGGGTTTGCGTATATAAAAATAGTACTCAATTAAGAGTAAACGTAGAATTTCCCACAGAAATGAGGTCAGACCCTACTGTAACCACATCAAATTCAACAGACCATTTTCAAGCAGAAGGCACAGCAACTGATAATTTTGATGGAAATTGGACAAGCGTACAGACATCAACTACAAGTGGTATGGTTTATTCTAATACTAATGTAAGTAGCACTCAAGGTGAAGCGGCGGCAGTTCGTTCAAACAGTGCTGATGCACGATTAGCATTTAGTTCGGAGTTATAATTATGAATATTCAATCTGTTAAAAAGAATGTTTTAGATGGTGAGCTTGTAAGCTATCAAGTAACTCAACAAGATAGTAATCTTGTTTTATCTGTTCCACTATCTTCTGACAACACAGACTACCAAGCAATCCTTGAATGGGTAGCTGAAGGCAACACAATAGCAGAAGCAGATTAAGGATGAAAATGAGTATGCAACCTGAACTAAAAGTACAACTAGAATTAGATGCACACGAAAAAGAATGTGCCATCCGTTATCAAGCAGTCAATGATAAACTAGAAGCACTAGACAAAAGAATGTGGCGAATAGAAGCTATGTCTATGGTGGGAACTTTAGGTGTGGTAGCTTTGGTAGTCGCAATAGTAATGAAGTAAGGATAGAGTATGGCAATAGCTTCAACAATAAAAACTGACAAAGATTTAACAGATGAGATAGGCAGACTTGCTGGAGGACAACAAGGAAATGTTCCCGAAGTAGATGCTGTAAAGCAGACTATAACAACTAATGATAAGACATTAGACACAACAACAGGTAAAGTGCTAGGAACTGATCCTACTGCCGCAACAGAAAAAGCTTCTACCACTGGTCTTACTGTAACTGCTCCAACAGCAGGAAGTGCTGATCTAGGTCAGGTAGCCTCTACTACAAATATAGGCGACACGGGTACAGCAACAGCAGCACAAATTACTCCTGCAGGTGACTATGTAGATATGACAGGAGTTGAAGGGCAAGTAAGTTCAGGTTCTCTTGCTACTGCCGCCACTCAAGAATTAGACCAAAAGGCAACAACTAAATATCAACTAGAACAACTACTGTCTAGTGTAGAAGATGGAACAGAAATGCCAGCGTGGGCATCCCCTGCAGTCAGAAAAGTTGGTGCAATCATGCAGGCTAGAGGTCTTGGTGCATCCAGTATGGCTTCTGCGGCTATAACCCAAGCTGTCATGGAATCAGGGGTTGTTATTGCACAACAAGATGCGAACAAATACGCTACGATCCAGTTGCAAAACTTAAACAACCAACAACAAACTGCTTTATCAAATGCTGCTACCTATGCGTCAATGGACAGAGCAAACTTATCTGCAAGATTACAAGGAGCAGTGACTAATGCTCAAGCTCTATTATCTGTAGATACAAAAAATTTAGATGCAAGACAGCAGTCAGGTACAATTACTTATAATGCCATGACTCAAAAGTTATTTAAGGATGCAGCAGAAGACAATGCAAGAAAACAGTTTAACGCTAAGAACGAGCTACAAGTTGATGAGTTCTTTGCTGAACTAGAAGCACAAGTTGAGACAGCGAATAAGAATCGTGTATCAGCTATGAATCAATTTAACGCTGGCGAAGCAAATGCACAAAATCAATTTAACGCTACGGTTGCAGACGCTAGAGATAAGTTCAATGCCAACATGCAATTTGCAGTAGATCAGTCCAACGTAAATTGGAGAAGGCAAGTTAACACAGCCAATACAGCCACCCAAAATGAAACTAACAGAATTAATGCACAAAATTTATATAATGCAAATCAAAATGCACTTAACAATCTGTGGCAAAGATACAGAGATAACGCATCTTGGAACTTTCAAAAGGGAGAATCTTTGTTGCAAAGACAACACGAGGTTGGTATAATGGCTATGGAGTTTGCAAATTCTAAAGAACTTTATTCTAAAGAACAAAAAGATAAATTTGCATCTGGCGTAGGCAATTGGATTGCACAATGGATGAATAATTCTGGTGCTGCAAAAACTACCACATAAAATAGAGGTTAAGTAATATGTTTGATTTGTTAAAGACGGCAGCTCTTTGGGTTGCAGATTATGTTATGGATGATGATCCGTCAGACCCTAAATACAGCGACTTTGCTCCATCTAAGAAATCATCAAAAAGTTCTTCGTTTCTTGATTTTGATTTTCTAAAAAGTGGTGCTAAAGCGTATGTGGATATGTCTGATAAAAGTAAGAAAGCTCCATTTCAACCTACCCCTATTCCTAGACCTCGTTCAATAGGTCAATTAACAAGAGGTAATCCTTCTAAAAACTACAGGGCCCCTGACCCAATAAGAACAGGGTATCAAAATGCAGACATGAGATCAGCCATGAGAGCATTAGCAAATCCTGCTAACAGACAAGTAGCACAACTTATACCCTACAATATGATTCAACCTAAAGGTAAATCAAAAGCTACTATAGCAGTGGGAGCTACAACTTTAGGAAACAAAATAACATGATTGAAAAACCACAGCCACAAGCAGGTAGTATGGAAGCAATAGACGATTTTGCTGCTGCTCCTCCCGGACACTCACTAACAGAGGACAATTCTAAATGGGCATGGGGTAGACCACCTCAAATGGTTGATCCTGAACAAGTTCTACAAGATGCTATTGACTCTCTAAAAGACGGTAAAACTCAACTTGAAATGGTTAAACTACTTATGGTAGGAGCATCAGTAGAGATGCTTGTAGAGGGGTATTTGTTTCAAGGATTTCAAGATGGTAAATTTACACCTGACGTTGGTTTACTTATTAAAGCACCTTTGTCTTTTTACATAGCCAGTATAGCTGAAGAAGGGAATATACCTTACAGATTTTTTGAGAACTCAGATGCTCTTGAACAAGGTGTTATGGATGATGATACATTTATGCAAATGATGAAAGATAACAATCCTAAGATGTTTGATTACATAAGAGAATCTGTAAACGAAGGAATTAGAGCTGGTAAAAATTTAAAGAAGCCAGACGAAAGTTTTATGGATTTAGATGAAGGAGATCAAGAATAATGTTAATGAGTTTAATAGGTGGTTTTCTTAACGCTGACGCTGAAAATATGAAAGAAACTAGGGCGTATAAGCAGAAACAACAAGAGAAAAAAGATTTGTTACAACAAGAGTTAGATAAAGAAGAAAGAGCATGGCTTAGAGAAATAAAAAAAACAAATTATAATAACTATAATACTCAATATAATAACATGCAAAAAGAGATAATGTCTGGTAATATATCCACCGTAAAAGGATTAGGCATACTCAACCAAGCAAACCAACAGAGTATTTTGAAAAGTGGAAAACCTGTGTTTGCTTTAAACAGTCTTATAAAACCAATAAAAAAAGCTGAAGAAGGACACCAAACTATAGCTGGATTTAAAATGTATAGTTTGTTTGGTAAGGGCAAAAATAACACTTGGGAATCTGCTAGAGCAATGGTAGGAGATTTTGATAGACTAGGAAATGACCCAGATTTTTTAAAAAAGTTTAATGCTGCTCCTGATGAAGAAAGAGAAAAATTAATACAATTTTTTAAAGGTTCTCACTTAGCTTATACAAGTCAATATGATAAAAATACAAAAAAAACAAGTGCTGATTTAGGGGTTACTCAATCATTTCCTAATTTAGAAGTATTAGAAGATGGTAGTAACAAAGGATTTAATTTAGTTAGAAATACTATTTTAAATTCTAACCCTTCTGACAAGTCAATAAATGATATTACATTTAATAATATAGCTAAAGCTTACAATGGAGAAGAAGAACTTAATGTTGCATTTAGTATTACAGAAGGGAGTGAAGTAACTGGACACTATATAAGTGGCATGAGTGAGCAAGGAAAAGTTAATCTGGCTAAACTATCTAAAAATTTAAAAGTAAAAGACTCGGTTAAAACAGGTGTTGCTTTTCAAAAGTTTTTAGGTCCTATTCCTAATTACGGAACAAAGAAATTAATACCTGTATTTCAAGCGTCAGTTGCATACGCTAGCATAGATGGTATTGATGGGTTAGACCCAGATGCAAATAACCTGTATAGCATGAGTCCTAAAGATGCTGTAGATTTATATAGAAAAATACACAAAAATAAAAACGTAAAAAACCAAAGAGAAGTTGTGTTAGCTATGGCCCCTTACATGAATGTATCAGGCGTAGCTATTTCAGGAACAGTATCAACAGGAGCAGGCGATGCACCAACTCAACAGACAGCACAAAGCTATGCTGAACGAGCAAATGGTGGTACAAAACTTAAAGACATATTAACTCAACATAATGATAGTAAAGTTGTTGTAGCTGGGATAGATCAAGTTGCTGGTTTAATAGCTGCTAATAATAAAACAGGTGCTTTCAACACGCTTTACAAAAATGTAGTGGGTACTTTGAGTTTAAAAGAAGGTTTTTTAGGTGACCTATTAACTGCTGATACCAAAATACTTGCAAGTGGTTTAAATGCTACCTATGAAATGGAAGATGGAACAAAAAAGATAGGTGTTACATCTGACTTTATAGAGAAATATCAAAAGGGAATAACTAATTCACCAGATCAACTTACTGCACAACTAGAAGCTTTAAGAATAACTCTCGCTTTTAAAATGGCTCGTGCTGCTGATCCCAGTGGAAGATTATCTAACCAAGACATTGAATTGCAGTTACAAAAACTTGGTGGAGGATTTACTACTCCTGCACAAGCACTAACTAAATTACGAGTTGTCAGGGAAGAATTTCAAGCACAAGTAGATGCTACCGAAGTGTATGCACAGTATGGAAGAAGTCCGGGGTTTCTTACTAACAGTCAAGTAAAACAATTTGATGCTGCAATTGTAGCACAACATATAAGAAAAACAGCTTTTGCTTACAAAGGTGAAGGACAATTATTATCTGAACAAAGTACACCTGAAATAGACCCAGCTAATATGATTGTATCTCAAGGGTTTAAAGGAGTATATCATGTCAGAGGTAAACTAGGCTATTTTACAA